CCCGTTACACACCGGGCAAACACCGTATCCGTCTTTCATTTTCGTTCTCCTAATTAGTCCATATAATCATAGTCGGCATTGGTCTCAATTTCCACATGCCCAAACTTGAGCAAACCTCGGCCGATCTTTTCAACCTCAAAAGGTTGATCAAATTCAACAATGCCACCTAGACGTTCAATATTGTCATAAGTGCGGTCCTGAATGTCTTCCATACGTATGCAACCAATTGAGCCCGAGTCCACCGAGTGTACAGTGGTCATGTTTGAACTGTAGGTTCCATCACCAAATGCAGTACCAAAGCTGGCAAAACGCCGGCCGTCTTTCAGGGCGAACTCACCCTCTACATGTTGTTGGGGCTGTCCCGGAACATAAGGGAAGAATAAATTGCAACACTCGTCCCATTCGTCATGCATGACATAGCACAAGTCACCAATGTAATATCGTCCTGCAGGCATTGTCATTTTTACCACTCCTTTTTGTTGCCGTTGGCTTCGTTGTCACGATAGCCAGCTGTGTAGGCCGCAAGCTCTGCGGCAGTCATTTGCTCCATGTCAATGCGACGACTTCTATGTGTGTCACCAGCAAAGTAGTGAGGCCAATATTCGCGATGGTAGTAGCTGTCGGCGGCACCACGATCATATGGGCCACCGTGTCTTTGATCATAATGTGTTTGTTCTGTTTGCATCATTGCTCCTTACTATACCTATATTATACGAAATTGGGAAATATTGGTCAACCAAACGCAGTGTTGCTATTACACAACACCACGTACATCTGTATTTAAGTTTGGCTTGAGTTCACGAATCATTGCACGTTCTGCAATGTGTGCTTCAGTCTTACCACGCACCACTGCAACGATACGGAATTGAAAAGCCTCAGTACCACGAGCACGAATTGCTTCGTACAATGCCCAAGACTTGTCTTCGCTACGTGAGCGATAGATGTGCTTGTTGATACGAGTTTTAACACTCTTCAAAACGGTGCTTTCTGTCTTGGCAGTAACACCAATGTAGAAGTCCGAACCGCTCTCAATCCGGTAAATGATGTGAGTGCGATCTGCACGTTTTTTTCGGGTTGCTTTTTTAATTTCCATACTAGTATTATAACCGATCTTGCAATTCTGGTCAACCGGAATTTTGTTGTTTTTTAACAACATACTGGAATAGAAGCTGGATTATTGATAATATTATCGGGGATTATCGGATAATATTATCGATTATTGTTTACCGTAGTTGCTTAAAAATTGTGCAATATCCCCGTATAATCCAACTAATGTTGCTTCTTTACTGCTAAAAAATGCAATATATGAATCTTTGGTTTTTTTCTTAATATAATATGGGAATTGTAATTTTTTATCTAATGCTAATAATAATGATTGATTTAAATCAATTGCAGGAATTGGTATTTGGTATTTTTCAAATGTACCAATATCAGTTAAAAACTTGTAGCCTAAATCAGTTAATCTCAATCCACCAGCATCTCGTAAATTAACCCACCATTTTTTAGAGGCCATTTCAATACTAGGGCGAGATTCTTCGGGAATCGTTTTTAAAATTTCTTCGGTTAATTGGCGTTTACTTCTCATTTGGGAAAATAGTTTCCCCTTGCTTTAATAATACTACACTAAATGAAGTTGATTTAAAATGAGTATTAAGTTTTTTAGCCAAATTAATAGCATGACCTGGATTACTAAATGATACTTTTTTATATTTTGGTCCAGGGTATTGTGTTAACATATTAAATGTTTTTAAATTAATTGGACCATTATTGAAAAATACTGCCCAAATACCTTCGGCTGATAATACCTGATCACATTGATAGTTAGTTTTATTAATTACTTCTGCTTCTACTTTGGGCTTGGGTCTACTCATATTATAGATTCCTTCTGCATTATTTATCCCAATTAACTACGCAGATATTAAAAATTACCGCCAGCAATTTCAACTTTAATTACTTCATTTTTAGCTGATTGAGATCGCAATGATTCAAGTGCTAATAGCAATTTGGTAATGTCGGCATGCAAATCTTTAGCGTCTCTGATTGGCATTATAAAATCTTTTTGTCCCCGAGCTTCGTGAGCCTTGACCGAGTCAATGAAACGATTAATGTGTAGACTCATCTTTAAACTCCATGTGCGGCGCAATATCGTTATCAAATAACTGAGCCATCTGACGCCAAAGTAATTCTCGCTCACTGTCAGTAAGTCCCGCGGTAACTAAGCCACCGCCACTGTCATGTTCCATGCGATTTAGCCCATAATCGTGTCGCCAGGTATAGCACATGCTATTGATAATTTGTTCTCTAGTTTTCACTGTGATTTCTTTAAGAAAGGTTTGAGATCGGGTGCAGTCCAGCCCACAGGCTTGAGTACTTTGCCATCTTCACGCTTGCGAACTTTGCCGGTCTTTTTATCAATCTTAGCAAAGTTGGTGCGCATAACCTCTTTCCAAGCACCATCGGCATCCCAACCAGCACTATGAATAGCACCAATAGTGACAACTAAAATATCAATAAGCGCATCTAATACCTCAACATCATCGTTAGCAGCCAAAGCCTGTTTGAGTTCGTTGTGCTCTTCCTCAATCAGCGCACAGTACATATCAAACTGTGATCCGGGCGGACCCTCAACAGATTGATCACAAGCTCGCATAAATTTTTCTTGGTCACGAAAAGGATTAGCCATTTTACCAGTTGCCTTCATCGGTTAGTGTTATTGTAAATTCGCCATAAATGTCATTTACATACGTACCCAGTGACACGGTTAGAATTGATCCAATTCCATTTGAATCTGTCTGCGAAAGTTTAATTGACCCAGCTGTATCGGGAAATTTATCAACAATTTCGGTTAACTGTTTTAGTTCTCTGTGATTTAAATATATTGTTTTCATTGTTGTGCTTCGTCTTTGGTTTTATACGGGCCTTGGTATGTATATCTTTGTAGCAAGATTAACTTGGGGTTTTGAATAATTTTCCAATTACTATGTTGTTGTACACGGTACCAACCTGCGGCATACCAGCTTTTACTTTTTAATTTTTTTGTAAACAACGGTAATCGATGTTTAACGTCCCAGACTGAATTATAAATTTTTCCAGTTACCTGAAATCCCAACACCGAATCTACTTTTGCAGGATTTAAATTAATCTGTTCAAATTTAATGCCAGCTCGTTGTTCAACCATGTTGATACTTTTGAAGTGGCTGGTCTGGTTATCAATTTTAACAGCCACTCCATCGGGTCCGGCGGTTATGTTTCCTACTTTTCGATTATCTTGTTTCAGTATCCAATATTGATTGGCTACTACTGGTTTAGCTACTAGCACCATTAAGCACTCCTTGATATGTGGTATTCAGCCATCTGCCATATTGCTCAGCAGATTCTGAAATTTTAGTTAACTCGTACTTGCCGCAAAATTTCATGAATCGTACACCAACTTGTCCGATGTCTTTATGACTTATTTGCTTGCAAATAGCAAGATCGACTGCATCTTTAATCTCCTGTGGTTGTGCAGTAAGATCGATTAATTCACGATTTCTGTTATAGTCGTCAAGTACACGGTGCTCGGCACCATCGTGGTCAGACCAACGTTGCAACATGAGATTGTTCCACGCATAGCCTTTTTGTTTACGATCTTCAAATGCTTCGAGCAGTCCTACTTTGTTTTTTGTTCCCTTAGTACGCACTCCGGGATAAGCCGAAAAGACATTGTCACTGCTATCGCCACGCATACACTTTTCAAATAGCAACCACTCGGGATCGGGTATAGTCTTTGGCTCTTTGGTCTTCTTGTCAACGACACGATTACCTTTGGCATCAAAAATCCCATCTAGTGTAAGTAGCTCATCAGTGATGCCATTGAATTGCTGTACGTTTGTTGCTAGCAATTGAACAAAATCTGTGTCCGAGCTTACAATTGTGTGGTGGTCCTGGGGGTGCAGTGAGATCCATCTTGCAATGATATCGTCAGCCTCAGCATTAGCATGCCGTATCACACTGCAATTGGTTTGCTCTTGTAAAAATTTTGTGAAGGTGTCAAATGTTTCCCAGAACAACTTATCTTCTTCTTGTTCTTCTTCAGTAAGTGCGGCGCGGGCCACAGCACGATTTGCTTTGTACGGCGTGTAATGATCTTTGCGCCAGCTTCGACCCTCTAAGCAGAATACAACGTGGTCTGCATTAAACTTCTTAACAACTTTATTAACAGAATTTAATGTAATATGCAATGCATAACCTACCTTCTCCCAGGGGTCTGCGGCCCTAAATGCCGCATGCCGGGCACGAAAAAACATATTAGCAGTGTCAATTAAAAGGTAGCGCATAGTTAAACCAATTTGTGAGTATGCATATATTGTAGCAGATATTTGCCCCAAAAGCAATGGGCATCAGGCCCAAAATGCCAACTTTGGGGATTTACTGTTTTGAATCCTTGTTCTCGCAGAACATTATCGTAGGTCATTTTGGGATTATACGGATGCATATAACTGGCACCCCAATCTTTTTGGTTGGTAATTTCGCCAAAATGGTTGTTGCCATTAAACATTAGATGTTGCACACCTAGATCTTTGAGTTCACAGTGAAACTGCCAAATGTCGTTGTGTGCTTTGATTCTAGCATCATTCCAATTTAGATTGATTACAAAATCTTTGTATTGCTGTTGCAGTGCATCTGGTAAATGGTCAGTTCCGGATGCATTTACCTGCCACCAGATATCATCATAGAACCATTCTTCTCTTTCCCAAGTAGACCACTGAATTACTATAAATGCATCGCCGAGCTGGTCTTTGTTTGCAGTTACCCAATTTCGAGTAGTACGCATAATCCTAGCATTGGAACCACCAGATTGTGCGTCCATGAATAATATAGCATACAAGTGATTCGCTAATTCGCAGCCAAAGCTGACACGTTCATTGTCGGGGTGCGGCCTACGACCCAGTCCCCAAAACAATCCATCATCTTCGGCCCAGGCGTATGGGTTTATACACTCTGCCGCGGCAGCATGGCTATCGCCATTAACATATAATATCATCTTGGTAATTTTGGATCCATTTAGCTTACCTCTCTGCGCCCGTCACCAATGTCTCTAGTTTTGGTAAATCGTTGTGGATTCATTGCTTGCTCTTGTTCCCAAGTTTCCATAACAACATGTCGGCACACATTCTGGAACCAACGGTCGATTATTTCTGAATCACTGTCATCGGGCTTGCCCTGATACCCTGCACGAATTAAATTAGCAATAAACTTATCATTCCAGTCAAGTTCAAATGCTCCTTCGTGCAAGTTTTCAGGGTTAATGTCCATGCTTAATATTGCTACATAAGGTTCGCCTTTTTCTGTAGCAATCTCTTTGGGGGTTTTTGCCGCTGCCTTACGCACTGGTTCTTTAACAGGTTTTTCCGGTGCAGGTGGTGCAGGCTTTTTAAAAAATTTGTCAAAAAACTTCATGACATAGTCCTTCTTTATAGTTATTTAGAGTTAACCGATCACATAATGCTTGGTGACGTTGATCTTTGCTGTAGTCTTGATATATATCACAGATACTCCAGGCACGGCCCTCTTCGCCCACGCCCATTTTGTGTTCTTTGTTTAACACTAATGCAGCCAGCACACATGAATGACTGGGATCAAGCTCAATATAGTTTAATGCATTATTTAAATCAAATTGTTTAAGCATTAAATCTCCCGGTGGCCTATTGTTAACCTTGACAAATAAACTGGACATTTTTTCTAAATTGTATGTATCTTCGAAATCTATAACGTAGTCATACAGAGACAAGTCATATCTACTGTCTTGTTCTAACCAAGTTTTGTGAGTGGTATACACTTTAGTCCACGTTTCTAAATCGTATTCATCTTTGGAAAAATCAGGATGCTGTACATGCACATTTTTCCTTAGATATAATAGCATGCTCAGGTGCAGTAGTGTTCGACTTGGTCGTATTCTAATTTTAATGCCATCAAAATTTTTAATAACAGTCGAATCAATACAATCATGTATTTTAAAATAATTACTGCCATGCATGCTGAATTCGCCAACATCAAACCGGCGTCCGTTTAAATTACTTTGTAGCCAAGCACCTACAAAGCCACTTCGGGCACCGGGATCAGCATGTATTAATAGTTTTACTTGCCCCATCCATTGCCCCAAAGATCCACGTGTAATCTTGGACTATAGTAATACCCTCGCTTGAGCGCCCAGTCTGCAACGTTTACACGATTTTCTGCATAAGGTGCAACAACACCGCCCTGTGGCATAACATATACTACACCTTCAAAACCTGCCGCACGATATGCTGTTACAGCACGATCCACTTCATCAAAGTGTGCTTCGCTGTCAATAACAAACTTGAGATATACAGTACCTACTTCTTGATAGGTAGCAACAATCTCAGGCTTAATAGCATCCGCCCATGCCTCGCCACTGGCACTGAGTTTAGGACTTACACTAAATGTAAGTTCATTGTGTCCAGCAAGCCAAGTGTTAAGATATTCTCTAAATTTAGGTTGTAACTGCTGAGTGCCGTTAGTTTCAAATGTAATGTTCTTGATGCCACGCATGTCATCATGTTCAAACAAATCTTGATAGGCACGTTGCCAACCCAGCAAAGGTTCGCCACCTGTAATAACAAGATGTGTGTCGTTGCCTGTTTGGTTAGTCCAACGGCGATTGGGGATCAAGTCTAGCATTTTCTCTACTAGCTCGCCAATCTCGTAAGTAGGACTTAGCTCTTTAAATGCAGGGTGCCAACTTGCATAGCTGTCGCAGCCTGTGTTTACAAGCGGC